TGAAGAGACTATCAAGTCTAGACACAGGGATGAGTTTAGTTACGCTTCTTTCTCTGAGGGAGAGAAACAAAAGATTGACTTAGCACTGTTGTTTACTTGGAGAGCCGTTGCTAAGCTTCGTAACTCTATGTCTACTAACTTATTGATACTAGATGAAGTACTTGATGGAAGTTTAGATACCAATGCACTAGATATGTTAATGACTATCCTAGATTCAGTATCAGAAAATACTTCTCTGTTTGTCATCTCTCACAGAGAAAATATGAGTGAAAAGTTCCCCAACGTGATAAAGTTTGTAAAACATAAAAACTTTAGTCACATCGAAACATAAAGGATTATATAATGACTGATAATAAAAATATCATCACCGAAGTACTAGAAGACGGAACAGAAATCAAAATTGATCTTGATCTTTGTAATGACGTTGCTGATCAAATTATGATGAAAATCTTTGAAGCAGAAAATGATCAGAATCTTGAAAACTATGATGTCATTGCAACATGTTTTAATATGTTCATCAATACGTATCACGTTCTTCTCGGCGCTGGCTGGACTAAAGAAGAACTTAAGAATGAACTAGAAGAACATTTTATTAATCATAAGAACTCCATGAATTAAGATGCATATCTTAGGATACACAAACCCTATCTTAAAAGAAGTCAGTCAAACTTTTGACTTCCGAGAACCACCGTTTGATCCAGCCGAATTTGCTCAGCAACTAGTAAAGACTATGTATGATAATAATGGACTTTGTCTTGCAGCTATCCAAGTCGGTATACCATATAGAATCTTTGCTATGCGTGGCTCACCAGAAAATTTTGTCTGTTTTAATCCACGAGTTGTTCAGCCATCGGAACAAATGATTCGTCTTGAAGAAACGTCGTTGACATACCCAGGATTATGTGTTAAAGTAAACCGACCGCAGCATTGTCGTGTACGTTTTGCTACACCTAATGGTGAGGTCAGGACAGAAACTTTTACAGGAATGACAGCTCGTGTATTTCAACAATCCATGGACTTTCTTGATGGTAGATTATTCTATTCAACTGCTAATCCCATTCATCGTGAGCAAGCTTTAAGGAAGTGGAGTAGGTAATGCCCATAGTTTTATGGACTTTAGCATCAATATTTTCTATATTGTTTACAGGATTTTGCATTAGTGGTATAATGGCTTTACCAGCTACGGTTATACTATATGCTTTCGGTGTTAGTATTGGTCTTATTGCCACTGGTGTTAGTCTTATCACACTTATATTTGGCTTAAGTTACTAAGGAGAAAACCCATTAATATCTTTTATATCTCGACTGATGCTACTCAAGCAGCACAGTGGATGGTGGATAAACATGTAGTAAAAATGATTCTAGAATAAAAAATATTTTCAAAAATACCTAAAATAGACTCGCATTTAGTATAAATAATCCTGGAAACCAAAACAGGATTATTTTATATGTTTATTTGCAAAATTTGTTCATTTGAAGGTACTAATAACTATAGTCTTTCGGCTCATATTTCAACCGTCCATTCAATAAAAAGAAAAGAATATTATGACAAATATTTACGTCAAGAAGGCGAGGGTATCTGTCCAGAATGCTCTAAAGAAACTTCTTTTAGAGGACAAAGTTATTTAAAATATTGTTCAAAAAAATGTTATTCCCAGTCAGATGAAAATAGATTATTACAATCAAAATCTAAAACAGGTAAAAAACAATCTAAAGAGATAATAGAAAAAAGAATAAAAAATACAGATCAAAAAAAGAAACAAGAAACTAGAGAAAAAACTTTATTGGAAAAATATGGCGATAAAAGTTATAATAACTCTAAACAAATAGGTCTATCTAATAGTAAACCAGGTCCCCCAAAAACAGAGGAATGGGTCAATAATATTATTGAATCAAAAAGAAAAAATGGGACTTTAAAACACAAAGAACAGACCAAAGTAAAAATAGGAAAATCTATAACAGAATTGTATCAATCCGATAATGCACCTGTTTCCATTTCCCAAAAAGGAAAATATAATGGTAAAAATCATTTATGTGGTTATTATAATGGCATCTATTATAGATCTTCCTATGAACTAAAACTAATAGAATATTGCTTCAATAATGGTATAAAAATAGAACCTGCTGAGCAAAAAATCTTTAGAATAAAATATAAAGATGAAAATGGAAAAACTAGATTTTATTATCCAGATTTTTATTTACCAGATTATAATATAATAGTAGAAGTAAAACCTTTATCATTATTATCAAATGAGCGAGTTATATTGAAAGCCGATGCAGCAATGAAAGAATATGATTATGTGCTTATAACTGAAGAAGAACTAAAAGATTTGGATAGCGTTTTTAGATATTTTTAGTTGACATCCATAAAATATGGGGTATAATCAGATTATGAACATTTTTTATATTTCTACTGACCCGCAACAAGCAGCTAATTGGATGGTTGATAAACATGTAGTAAAAATGGTAACCGAAAGCGCACAACTTTTGTCCACTGCTCATCGTATTCTTGATGGTATTGAGGTCTCTGGTAAATCCAAGACTGGTCGAAATGTAAAGCGTTGGCGCCTAGATGATGCTCGTGATTCAGTTATCTATACTGCTACTCACGTGAATCATCCAAGTGCAGTTTGGTGTCGCCAGTCAGTTGAAAATTATAACTGGCTAGTGGATCATTTTCATGCACTTGGTAAAGAATATACATACCGGTATAGTAAAACTCACAAGTGCTTTGAAGGTGATCTAGCATATATGCTATCTTCTCCTCCAAATAATCTTAAGAACTATGAATGGACTAAGATGCCATCGGCAATGGCTGATGAGTATAAAATCAGTGATGACCCATTGACAAACTACCGACATTATTATAAAGTAGGCAAGTCACGGATGCACTCGTGGAAAAATCGTCAACCCCCAGAATGGATTTTATAATATGAACTTTTCACTTTCAACTGATGAAATCAGAACTCTAACTAATATTCAAAACAAGCTTCATGGTCAAGCTAAGGCTATGGGTTGGCATAATAAACCTCGTGAAATCGGAACTATGCTTGCACTATGCCATTCAGAACTATCTGAAGCACTAGAAGGTGCTCGTAAGAATCTAATGGATGACCACCTCACTTCTCGTAAAATGCTTGAGGTAGAACTAGCGGATTGTATGATTCGTATTTTTGATCTTGCTGGGCGTGAAGGTCTAGACGTTGCTGGTGCTCTTGCCGAAAAGCATGACTATAATGCTAACCGTGCAGATCATAAGCTTGAAAATCGTGCTGCAGAAGGTGGTAAGGCATTCTAAATATGCTGAACGATAGTGAGCGTAAAACCAAAACTGGTGAACTTGGTGAAAAACTGGTAGCACGCTACTATCGTTCACTTGGTTTACCTGTTGAAGAATCACTAGATCTTTTTGATTCCAAAAAAGATATGTTAGTCGATAATAAAACATGTGAAGTAAAAGCACAACAAGCATGGCATAAAGAAAACTCTTTTTCTGTAAGATCAAATCAACTAAGAAAATGTACTGATATTGATATTCTAATCTTTGTGGAAACTCCTTCTAAATACAATCAGAATACCGTTCGACTATATGAAATGCCAAAGGATAAGAGAAAAGTCAAAACACTTACAACTTCAGATGGTCGAACAATGCATCTATTCTCTAAGAATAATGCTATTCTATTGGAAACTATTACAGATGAAAATATCGTAAAACAATTTGAACGATATTCACTTTCAAAATGGAAATAAAGATGGACATTAAAGACACCTCAAAAGATTATGATGATCTAGTTGGCTTTAGAGCCAAAGAGACTATTCCCGTAAGTTTATCGGAATTTTTAGGTGAACAAATCGAGGATAAACCAAAGATCAAACCAAAACCAGTTGACAGAGATTTTCCAGAGGATTGGCAGAATCTCTATGTAAACTTTAGATCAGAAGAAGATTATATTGCCTTCATGAAAGTATTGGATAAAAATCCAGATCCAAAAACTTCAGTTATTGTTTTTACAAAAGAAAAGCAAAATGGTCTTCTTGATTTTATGGAATCTTAAGCATGTTAGTAGCACAAACTATTGAAGATCTTCAGAATGAATGGCGTAATCCATACCTTCAGTGGTATGCAGCAGGTATGCCAGCATTTAATACACAAGATATTTCTCCCTATAAGCAACTTAAACTTAAGTTTAAGACAATGGAAGATCGACAAGCATTTGCAGAACTTACAGGATATTCCTTGACAGAAAAAACAAATGTGATATGGTATCCAGACAGAGGTAGAGAGAAGAATATGATGAATAGGATTATTGAAGATGAATGATGTGTTTACAACCAGATTTCCCATTTATATCATCTCAAAAAATCGTTGGGAATCTAGATATACTTCCAAGGCTCTAGAACGCATGGGTGTCCCATATTACATTGCAGTGGAACCTCAAGAGTATGAACAATATGCTGCTGTTATTGATCCCAAAAAAGTTCTAACACTTCCATTTTCAAATCATGGCAAAGGTTCAGGACCAGCCCGTAACTGGTGCTGGGAACATTCGCAGGCTAATGGCTTCAAGCGTCATTGGCTTCTTGATGATAATATTTTCGAGTTCTGGAGGTTTCATAATAACAAGCGGTATAGAATCGAGCGTGGTTCTGCTTGCTTTAGGTCAGTAGAGGATTTTGTTGACCGCTTTGAAAATGTAGCACTAGCAGGACTTCAATATAAGTTCTTCTGCGTGGATGATTATCCATATCCTCCCTATATTCTAAATACTCGTATCATGTCCTGTTTTCTCATTGATAATGATTGCCCACATAAGTGGCGTGGTCGCTATAATGAGGACGTGGATCTTTCTATTCGAGTACTTAAGGAAGGTCTATGTACTATGCTTTTCTACTCATTCCTATGTGGTAAAGCAAGGACTGGTACCGTAAAAGGTGGTAATACATCAGAAATCTATAATAACTATCAAGAAGATGCTTCACTAAAGAAGTCTAAGATGCTTCTGGAAATGCACCCAGATGTGGTGACACTTCAGGAAAGATATGGTAGAGTGCACCATCACGTTGATCTAGAAGCAATCATCAATAAGCATGGGCAACCTGCTAGACAAAATGTGCCAATCCTCAGAAAAGATGTAAAAATTCTCAATAAGATTGATAACTATGGCATGAAACTTATTCGTGAGTTTGGTACTGATCAAGCTTATGAAGATACTGAATATTCAGTAGAAAAATATCCAACAGGTAGGAAAAACTTTTAATGGCACGTATTTTTATTACTGGTATTGCTGGTTTTATCGGCTTTCATCTGGCACAAAAGCTACATAAAGCTGGTCACTACGTATCAGGTATGGACAACTTTAATGAA